TTGGCGCAATACAGAAGAGAGTCCTTAGACTCAACTTTCAAGTGCAATAAACACCTGAAACTGTCTCAGATCGACTGTCCACTAACATTTGACCATTACAGCCGGGAAATCGCCGAACTGACCGACAAACGGCATGACAACGTAGTGCGCGACGCCCGCGCCATGCTGACCGACCTGTACGGCGAAGGGGGTGTTCTCACTTTTGAGGAGACCTACATCCATCCGCAAAACGGCCAGTCCTACCCTATGTTCCGCCTTCCAAAAGACCTGACACTGACCTTGGTAGCCGGTTACAACGTCCGCTTGCGCAAGCGCATCATCGATCGCTGGATGGAACTGGAAAAGCAGGCGGCGCTTGGGGCCTTACACATCCCGCAGACCTACCAAGAAGCCCTGCAACTGGCAGCGGATTTTGCCGGGCAGAACGCCGCGCTGGAACAAACGATCGCCGAGCAAGCACCCAAAGTCGAAGCCTACGACCATCTTATCGAAGACGACGGGATGTACGGCGTGCGGGCCGCTGCAAAGTACCTCGCCGTCAAGCCGCGCACTTTCACCGACTGGTTGCTGAACAACAAATGGGCCTACCGGCACACGGCGCACAAGCACCTGCTGGCGTACCAAGACAAACTGGACAAGGGCTGGCTGGCGCACAAAATCAGCAAATACTGGAACTGGCGTACCTTGATGAACGACACCAGCGCCAACTTGCGTGTCACCGGCAAGGGATTGGTGGCGTTGCGTCCCTACGCCCGCGCCATGGTCGCTGCTGCCGCGTGACTTCAGGCCGGTTTTCGATTCACTGTAAGGACACTCATGAAAATAATTCTGAAACTCACCCGCCGCGCACAGCGAGCAGCCACAGCGCTGCACGTGGCGGCGCTGCGCCGTGCCGTGGCAGCCAAGTATCAGACTGCCGCCGACTTGACCTATGAATCACGGGTGGCCCGGGCACAGGCCCAAGACCTTGATTTACAGGCAAGTGAGGCACGCCGTGCGGCAGAAGACTTTGAAACCGGGGCCGAGGTGGAGGCAGCACAGTTAGGCGGGCAGCTATGACGCGCCCGCTGGACGACCTCTACGACGGCGTAGGCCACTCCTTACGCACCTTACCCGCCGACGTAGCCCTGCACCGTATGACACAAGGCAGCGGCTACGCCATTGGACACGCACTCTTGGAGCAAGACGATGATGAAGACGACCGGGGAAACCCTGAAACAGGCTGGACAGACGAGGGCCTTGCAGCGCACGGGTTCCGCGTGGTTGACCCGCGCCCTGCGGGAACTGCAAAGTTGGCTCGCCGACGTGTACGTCGCCGGGCGGCGCGTGGTCAACATGGACGAATTCCGGCAGGCAACCCGCTGCCCGGAACCGGCCAGCCCGAATGCGTGGGGCAGTCTGCCAAAGGCAGCGGTGCGCAGCGGGCTGCTCGCCCCCAGCCACACGACGCAAAAGGCAAAGCGGCTCGCCGCCCATGCCCGGCGCGTGCAGTTGTGGAACATCTGCCCGGACGTGCTCGACCCCGCCCCCGCCCCGTGCGCGCCCCGCTAAATCCGGTGCTGCGTGTTAGACCCGAAGGGCTGGTTGTGCGCCGCACAAAGCCTGCCCGAAGGCGCAAGGCGGCGCGTAGACCATGACTGCGGCGGCGGGCGCACGCTGGTTGTTTCCCACAAACCGGACGGCTGGCACGCCTTTTGCTTTCGCTGCGACGACTACGGCTGGGTAGCCAAGCCTGCGCCGTCCTTGGCCGAACGCTTGGCCCGCCGCCGGGCGCAGGCACAACAAGACGCCAGCATCCAAGCCAGCCTTGCGCTACCCGCCCCCGTCAACACAGACGTAGACACATGGCCGCTACCCGCCCGCGTCTGGCTGTACCGGGCGGGCATCGGCAAGCCGGAAATCGCGCAGTTGGGCGCGTACTGGCACGAGACTTCAGGCCGGGTGGTGCTGCCCGTGGTGCAGGGCGACGCCGCCGTGTACTGGCAGGCACGCGACCCGTGCTGGACGCGCCAAGCCCCGCGCCCCAAGTACATCAACCCGCCGGTAGACAAATCCACGCTGGTAGCCCGCTACGGCAGCGGCGCGGAAATCGTGCTGGTGGAAGACATCCTGTCTGCTTTCCGCGTCGGGCAGGTTGCCGAGTGCTGGTCGCTGCTAGGCACCAATCTGACTGATGCCGTGCTGGCGCAAATTCTGGCAAGCCGCAAGTCTGTTGCCGTCTGGCTGGACCCGGATGCGGCAGGCAGGGCAGCGGCGCGGCGCATCCAGCGGCAACTGCTGGCGTGCGGCGTACCCGCCCGCCGCATCCAGACCGACCGCGACCCCAAACTTTTATCGAAACAGGAGGTGCAAACTGTCCTTGGACTTAACTTTGCTGCGGCTGCTGCGCACCCGTGACGCATTTGAGAAGCTGTACCCGTCGGTGCCGGAGCAGGGCATCGACGAGCCGACCCGCATCATCCTCAAAGACTACGGCAAGTATTTTGAGGCCAACCCCGAAGCCCCCGAAATAGACCCCGCCGCCTTTGGCACCTACTTTGCGCTACTGCATCCCAAGCTTGCGCCCGAGCAGGTAGCCGCGTACAAGGCACGGTTCAGACAAATCGGACTAGACCCCGCTCCCGGCGTGGCCGAGGGCATCCGCGAGCGCTTGGTAGCGGCACGCACGGCAGGAAAACTCTGGACGCTCTTGGAAGGCTTTGAGAGCGGCGAGACGGACTTGACCGCCGCCCTGCGGCAAATCAACGACGAGCACGAGATGTTTTTTGTGCGGCGCAAGGTTTACCCCAAAGTGCGCGACAAAATCGAAGACATCTTGGAGGCCGACGAGAACGACACCGGCCTGCACTGGCGCTTGAGTTGCCTGGACGAATCCATGCGCCCCTTGCGCAGCGGCGACTTTGGCATCTTGGCCGCACGGGTCGATAGCGGCAAATCGTCGTTTCTGGCAAGCGAACTGACGCACTTTGCCCCGCAACTGGCCGCGCTGTACCCCGACACCCCACGCGGCATCGTCGTTTTCAACAACGAAGGGCCGGGGCATCGCCTGAAACACCGCTGCTACAACGCCGCGCTGGCCGCAACCACCCGTGAACTCGTCGCCCGCAAGCAGGCAGGCAGCCTGTACGCGGACTACGTGGCCGCGCTGGGCGGGGCGGACGCCATCGCCATCTTTGACGTTCACGACTACGCCATGAGCGAGATGGAAGACATCGTCAAAGAGCGCAACCCCGCCGTCGTCGTCATCGACATGCTGGATAACGTGCGGGCCGACGGCGCGGCAAGCAACGGTGGCAGCCGCACCGACCAGAGACTGGAATGGCTGTACCAGCGGGCGCGGGTCTGGGCCGTCAAGTACGACTGCGCGGTACTGGCAACCAGCCAGCTTAACGCCGAGGCCGACGGCGTGATTTTCCCCACCTTGGCCCAACTTGCCAACAGCCGCACCGGCAAGGCGGGCGCGGCGGACTTTGTGCTGATGCTCGGGCGTAGCCACGACCCGCAGCTAGCCAACACCCGCTTTGTATCCCTGCCGAAGAACAAAAAGCGGCGCGACGGTGGCCCCCAAGACCCCCGCCGCGAAGTGCTGTTCGACGGCCCCCGTTCACTTTTTAAAGACCCGGAGATTGCATGACAGAACGCCATTACCTGACCCCACCGCCCTTCCTGCTGCACGACCACGGGGACGGCACCCTCTCGGTGTACCGCCCCGTCATAGACGGCGACGGGGAAGAATTCACGCTGACCGCGCAAGAGTGTTGCGCCGTGTTCTGGTACCTGCGCGACACCCGCCTGATGCCCCGTCCGCCGCAGCGGCCATGAAGTACCGCGTCCCTTCTACGCGGGGCGGCGTGACGCCCTGCGCGGGAGCACACGATGTCCGCCAATAAATCCGACTTGATACAGACATGGGCGCAGCGGCACGACCGTCTCGTTACCTTGCTGTGCGTATGGGTAGGTGTGGCCGCTGCTATCTGGTTCTTGCTGACCGGAATCGGTGTCCTCCTTCAACACGGTATCACACAGCGCGGCGACGGCAAGGTTTATCACCAAGCACAGCCCAAAACACAGCCCCGCCGTTATTACAAAGTCGAGTTCACCGGCCAATGCGTTGTGCGCGAAGATGATTTGGCGGTCTCCCGCCCCATCGTCTGCCTCCGTGCCGATACTCGGTCCCCAGAAAGCGCCGTGGTTGGCGGGGTCGCTGATGAAGTTGCGCGCCCAAGTCAGGGCGACCGTGGCACCTCCCAAAAAGAGCAGTACGGGCAGGAGAACCCTGTTCAACATCCCGGCAATGCGGATACCGGTACGAGGTCGGTTGATGCCGAGTGTCGCCGCGAGGGTGATGTACACGGCAAAGGCAGCACCGAAGGGCTTCAAGGTGTCCAGTAGCGCTGCCATTCTGGCTTCCTTTTCAACAGGAGGATTGATGAAAACCTCAATCATACCGTCCCCATGAAATACACCGTCTGGGACATCGAGACCACCACGCACAGCGAATACAAGCGGAAGGCCAGCCCGTTTTCTGCCGAAAACCGCGTGGTGGCGCAGGGATTCAGCGCAGGGACAGTCGGCGGACAGCCGCTGCGGGCCGAAGGGGAATACTACGGGCGCGGCCCCTTGCCCGCCGACTGGTTCACCCGGCATCTGCAAGGCACCCGCGTACTGGTCGGCCACAACATCAAGTTCGACCTGCTGTACGCGCTGGCGAATCCCAATAGCTACCCCACCACCAATCTGCCCGCATGGATGGAGTGGGTCGCCCGGGGCGGCATGGTCTGGGACACCCAGCTAGCCGAATACCTGCTGCGCGGCATGGAGCAGACCGCGCACATGCTGGCGCTGGACGAAGTGGCCCCGGTGTACGGCGGCAACAGCAAGTTCGATGAAGTCAAAGCGCTTTGGGCCGACGGCGTGGACACCCACGACATCCCCGAAGACCTGCTGATGCGCTACCTCTTGGGCGGGCAGGATGAAACCGGCGACTGGTGCCACGGCGACATCGGCAACACCGAGCGTGTGTTCTTGGCGCAGTGGGCCAAGGCCAAGGAAAGCGGCCAGTTGCGCAGCATCCTGCTCAATATGGGTGCGCTGCTCTTTACCGTCGAGGCCGAACGCAACGGCATGTTCGTGGACAAGGACTTGGGGTTCAAGCTGGCGGGCGAACTCAAGGCCCGGCTGGATGCGGCGCTGGTGGACTTGAACCAATACCTGCCTGCCGATTTGCCGTTCGCGTTCAACTGGGGCAGCCGCCATCACAAATCCGCGCTGATATTTGGCGGCGCGGTCAGCTACGCCGGGCGCGTCCCGGTCAAGGGCGAAGACGGCCAGCCGGTGTACTACCTCAAGGACGAAACCCACTACCTCTTGAACGACGGCACCACCACCGCCGCCGCGCCAACGGACGCCACGATTGCCGCCTATACCCTGTACGCGGGCGGCAAGAACAAGGGCGAGCCGAAAACCAAGAAGGTGCGGGTACCCGACATGGAGCGCGGCGCAAAAACCCGGCTGGAAACGCTGGAATACAGCTTTGACGGCTTCACCCCGCCCGACCCCAAGTGGGCGAGCAGCACGCCGGGGGTGTACAGCACGGCGGAAGCGGTTATCAAAGAGCTAGGCAGCCGCAACATCCCGTTCCTGCAAACGCTCTCCGAGGTGCAGGCCATGAGCAAAGACCTTGGCACCTACTTCATCACCACCGATGAAGAGGGCAATTCCAAAGGCATGCTCACCTTGGTGCAGCCCGACGGCCTCATCCACCACAGCCTGAACCACACGGCCACCGTCACCGGCAGGCTATCGAGCAGCAACCCCAACCTGCAAAACCTCTCCAAGGGGCAAAAGTCGGAGGTCAAAACGCTGTTTCGCTCCCGCTTTGGCGAGGGCGGGCGGATTATCCAGTCGGACTTTTCATCGCTGGAAGTCTACATACAGGCCATCCTCACCGAATGCCCGCAACTGGTGGAAGACTTGGCATCGGGCAAAGACATGCACTGCGTGCGCTTGGCAGCCAAAGAGAAGATGCCCTACGAGGAAGTCTACCGGTTGTGCAAGGTAGAGAACGACCCCGAGTGGGACTACAAGCGCACCAAAGCCAAGGTGTTCAGCTTCCAGCGGGCCTACGGCGCGGGGGTTGCCAAGATTGCCGAGAGCACCGGCATGACGCAGGAAGAAGTGCAAGCGCTGGTGGACGCCGAAAACGCCCGCTACCCGGAAATCGACGCCTTCTACGAGCGGCTTACCCAGACGATTGCGGCCAACCGCCAGCCCACCCACCGCGTCGTCAACCACCCCGAGAAGCGGGGTCTCACCGTGCAGCTAGGCCGCAGCCACAGCACCACACCCGACGGCAAACGCTACGTGTACTGGGAGCAGCCCGCGCCCGCGTGGTTGCTGGACAAGGGCAAGCTGGCCGCGTTTTCGCCCACGGAAATCAGGAACTACGTGGTGCAGGGCGAAGGTGGCGAATGGGCCAAGGCGGCGATGTGGTTAAGCATCCGCGCCTTCTACCACTACCGCAACTTTGACGGGCAGGCGCTCTTGGTCAATCAAGTCCACGACGCCGAGTACGTCGATTGCGCAGGGAGCGTTGCCACCAAGGCAGCGGCGCTCTTGCACGTTTGCATGGAGGAAGCCAGCACCTTCATGCAGTGGTGGTTCAAGTGGGACTTTCCCATCCATGTGCCCAGCGACACCGTGCAGGGAGAAAACATGATGCAGGAAACCCCCATTGCCGACCCCGTGTTCGGCAAAGCAGTAGCGGCGCTCAAGCCGTGGCTGCGCAAGCAGTTTATTGGCGGGCATGTCCCGTCTTGGGAAACAACGGAATTAACTCAATAAGGAACAACCCATGAACATCATCCCGTTTCAATCGCAGGGCTTTTCCATCCGCGCAGTCGAAATCGACGGCGAGGCGTGGTTTGTTGGCAAGGACATTGCCGAGGCGTTGGGATATACGAACCCAAGCAAAGCGATGGGCGACCATTGCCGTGGGATAACGAAACGTTACCCCATCACCGACCGCTTGGGGCGCGAGCAAGAAGTACGCCTCATCAACGAACCCGACCTGTTCCGGCTCATCGTCAACAGCAAGCTGCCGTCCGCCGAAAAATTCGAGCGCTGGGTCTTTGAAGACGTGCTGCCGACCATCCGCAAAACGGGCGGGTATCAAGCCGAGCAGCAGCCCGCCGCCAAGCAGTCTGTTGAAGCCGCCCGCATGTTCCCGGCCTTCTTCCGCATTGCCCGCCTGATTGGCTGCGACCGCAACGCGGCGGCGATTTCCGCCAACCAGTACGTGCGCAAGCTCACCAACACCAACCTGCTCGAAGGGCTGGGCCACACCCACCTTGTGGCCGAGAACCAAGCCAGCCTGCCGCACACCCCGACCGAACTGGGCCAGCAACTGGGCGGCGTGTCTGCCCGGCAGGTCAACCGCCTGCTGGCGGCAGCCGGATTGCAGACCAAAGCGGGGACGCACTGGCAACCGACGCCCGCCGCCCGCGCCTTCGTGCGCCTCTTTGACACCGGCAAGCGGCACAGCAACGGCACGCCGGTTACGCAAATCAAATGGTCTGCCGACGTACTGCCCCTGCTGCAAGCCGCTTGAGTCTGCCTGTCCCTTCTCTTTCCCCAAGGAATCCTATGGCAATCGACATCAAGAAACTGCAAGAAAAAGCCCGCCAGACGGGCAAGGACTTCACCAAGACCACCGAAGGCGGCGGCGACGGCTACCAGCCGCCTGCTGCCGGGCCGTGCGGCCTGCGCTTTGTGGGCTACTTTGAACTCGGCGAGCACGAAAAGCGCTGGGGCGAGCAGACCAAGCGCGTCAAACAGGTGCAGCTTGTCTTTGAACTCTCCGGCAAGCACTACCCGCCGCGAGACGGCGTGCCGGTGCGCATGACGATTACCGAGACCGAATCGCGCCACGTCAAGGCCAATCTGGTCAGGCTGTTCAACAAGATGAACTACGAGGGAGCCGCCACCCACTTTGCCGAACTGCTAGGTAAAGCCTACCGGGGCCGGGTGTACCACCGCGAGGTGGAAGTGGGCGGGGCCAAGCGCGTGTACGCGGGCCTGCGCAACGACGATGGTTACTCGATTACCCCGCCCGTGCAGGAAGTCGTGGACGAAGAGACCGGCGACGTGACGGTCAAGCCCGTCAAGGTGGCCGAGGCGCTGACCGAGTTGAAGCTGTTCCTGTGGGACAACCCGGACATGGAGCAATGGGCCTCCATCTATATAGACGGCCAGTACGAAGAGCGACGCGACGACAACGGCAAGGTGGTGCGCCCCGCCCGCAGCAAGAACGTCATACAGGAAAAAATCCAGTCCGCGCTGAACTGGCCGGGCAGCCCCATGCAGCGCTTGCTGGAAGATGGGGCGTTGGCGCTGGATGAGGACGCGCCCCAAGACCCGCCGCAAGCCCCACCCGCGCCCGCCAAGAAAGCGGCTGCCGAGAAAGCGCCGCCTGCGCCCAAGGGCGAAGACAGCGACCCGCTGGCCGACCTTGACGACGACATCCCGTACTGATGGCCCAGCCTGACTGGCTGGCAGCGGCAGCGGCCAAGGCTGCCGCTGCTGCCCCGATGGCCTGCCAGATAGTCCCCGAGCGCGTGCCGGGGCGCACCGTTCACATCGACGGCGACTATCTGGCCTACCGCTGCGCGGGCGGCAAGGAATGCCCGCCCAACATTGCCCGCCAGAACGTGCGCGACAAGGTGGCCGCGCTAAAGGATATGAGCGGGGCAAGCAGCGCCGTGGTTCACCTGACCCAGCCTGCCAGCACCAAGGGCGAGCGCTACCTGATCGCCACCGCCAAGCCCTACCAAGCCCAGCGCACCCACAGCGGCAAACCTGCCAATTGGGAAATGCTGCGAGGGTATCTGGAAAGTTTTGAGGGCGCAGGCTTCACGGTGCAGCAATGGCACGACAGGGAAGCCGACGACGGCATGGCGCTGGCAAGCTGGCAAGCTGCCGACCCCGCACACACCGTCGTCATTGCGTCGCCCGACAAAGACATGCGCATGCTGGCCGGGCTGCACATCGACTTTCACGACTACACCCTGACCGAAGTTCCCAAGGGGGCGTTCGAGGTTATCGGGGAAGACGGCAAGGTCTACGGCCACAAATGGTTCTGGCTGCAACTGCTGCAAGGCGATGTGGCCGACAACATCCCCGGCCTGCCGCGAGCCGAAGGCAAATTGTGCGGCGAGAAAACGGCAGCGCGGTATCTGGCCGACATCCCCGACAACGCCGCCGCCTTTGCCGTCGTGGCAGCCCTGTATCAAAGCCACTACGGCAGCCACTGGCCGGATGCCTTGGTGGAGCAGGCCGCGCTCTTGTGGCTGCGCGGCGGCAAACCCGCCCACCTGCACGACTTCTTGCGTGTCGTGCCAAGAACCCCTGACATCGAAGCCGCCGCCCGGCGGTTGATTGCCCGAGTAAAGGAGAGCCGTGCAGAGATTGACCGCATCCATGATAAAGCCCGTGCGTGCCAAGCTGGCCCGCCAGCAACAGGGCCTATGCCCGCTGTGCGGCCTGCCGCTGGGGGCCGATACCGTCCTTGACCACGACCACGCCACCGGCGACGTACGTTCGGTTCTGCACCGCTGGTGCAACAGCGTGCTGGGCCGGGTAGAGAACTGGTCAGGCCGCATCGGCCACGGGGTCAACCCGCACACCTTTTTAGGCAACACGCTGGCCTACCTACAACACCACGCCGCCCACCCCAGCGGCGTCAAACACCTCACCTTCAAAACCGGCGACGAGAAACGCCTGCGCAGGAACGCCCGTGCGCGGGCGGCGCGTCGCAAGACCAAGGAGGCTCATTGAGCAAGCCGAACAAGCCCAATATCCTGATTCTGGACATCGAGACCGCGCCGGTACTGGCCTACGTCTGGCGCACCTTTAAAGCCCACGTCTCGTACGACCAAATCAGCACCGACTGGTACATCCTGTCCTTCGCCGCCAAGTGGCTGCATGCCGGGCGCGTCATGTACCACGACCAGTCCCGCAAGAAAGACATCGAAGACGACCGGGACTTGATGCAAACGCTGCACACGCTGCTGGATGCCGCCGACATCGTGGTGGCGCACAACGGCAAGCGCTTTGACGTGCGCAAAATCAAGGCGCGTTTCATCCTGAATGGGCTACCGCCGCCGTCGCCCTTCAAGGTAGTGGATACGCTGATTGAAGCCCGGCGCGAATTCGCCTTCACCAGCAACCGCTTGGTAGCGCTCACCGACCAGTTGGTTCCCGAGCAGAAGAAGGACGACCACAAAGAGTTCCCCGGCTTTGAACTCTGGGCGCAGTGCTTGAAGGGCAACCGGCGGGCATGGCGGGCCATGCGCACCTACAACCGGCAGGACGTGCTGGCGCTGGAAGCGCTGTACCTGAAGCTGCGCCCGTGGATGACCGGCCACCCCAACGTCGCCGCCTACAGCGACCCCGACGACATCGCTTGCCCCAAGTGCGGCAGCCACAACTTGGAGCGGCGCGGCCACGCCTACACCCAGACCAGCAAGTACCAGCGCTACCGCTGCCGCGACTGCGGCGGCTGGGCGCGAGGGCGACTGACACAAAACAGCAACGCGGTTCGCAAGAACCTGCTTATCAACTAAGGAACGTTATGGCAGAACAAATCATCGGCTTCACCGGCTTGGCCGGGGCAGGCAAGGACACCGCCGCCCGCGCCATGCTGGGCGCGCTGCACCAGCACGACAGGCCCGCCATCATTGACAGCTTTGCCGCCTCCATCCGGGAAATCAGCCGACTGTGTTGCTTGGACCCGTACGACCGGCGCTACAAAGAGGCCAAGCACACCTTCACGATGGAAGGCTTCTGCGACGCCTTGCAGTACGGCATCGACGCCGTGCTGGGTGGCAAGCTACCGGCAGGCGACCGGGCAGCCTTGTACAGCCACACGGTGGACGCACTCGCCCCGTTTATGTGGGAGGGATGGGGCGGCACCGACATCAGCCTATCGCCTAGAGAGTTCATGCAGGTGCTTGGCACCGAGGGCGGGCAGCGGGTGCGCCAGACCTTGTGGGTGGAACTGGCCGAACGGCGCTGGCGTAACTACGCAGGCGTCGTGTTGGTGCCGGACGTGCGCTTTAGTCACGAACTGGCCTTGCTGGACAGGCTGATACTGGTCACACGCCCCGGCGTGGAGCCGGTCAACGGCCACCCCAGTGAGCACTTGGCAGCGACGTTGACACAGGGGCGCACGGGTAGCAGCCCTTTCCTGCGGCGGTTGTACAACGGGGGCAGCGCCGCCAAGCTGGCGTACCGCGCCCGCAAGATGGCTGGCAGGCTGGCGCGGGGGCAGTCGTGGTAGCCGCCCCGGAGGCCTTCATCGGCCCGCCACTACCGCCCCAGATGGCCTTGGAGCACGAGATACACCGAGGCGGGCGCGAGCGCACCTTGGCGCGGCTCTTGCAAAGCGAAGAGGCCGGGCTGGCCGACACCACGCCGTACGCCCGTCCGCTGTACCGGCGCTATCTGCTGCCGCTGATAGACGTGGTGCGCGACGCCTTGGCAACCACCGGTCAGCCGGGGCGTCGCCGTGCGCATGTGGGCTTGCTCAAAGCACTGGACCCGGCCAGCGTCGCCTTTGTTGGGCTAAACACCGTACTCTGCATGGTGATGGCGAACAAGGACGACATGGACGCCCGCAAGCTCTCGCGTGCCGTCGGCACGGCGCTATACCGGGAACTGGTCTTTACCGCCTTTGCGCACGAAGACGAAAGCCTGTACTGGAAAATCGCCCACGACATGGACCGGCGGCACAGCCGGGATGCCCGCTACAAATACCGCGTGCTGCGCGACACCGCCAACAAGCGCGAGATGCCGCTGCCCGACTGGCAGCCGAGCGAGCGCGAGCAGGCGGGCGCGTGGCTGGTGGAGTGCTTGCGCGGTTTGGGCTTTCTGGTGGTGACGCGGCGCAAGGAAAAGAAGCTGGGCGGGGGCATGCGCGAGTACCTCACCGCCGCCTTGTCCGAGGACGCGCTGGCCGTAGTGTCTTCCATCCGCGAGATGGCAGCGCTTCTCATGCCGCTGCACGTCCCCTTCATCGAACCGCCGCGCCCGTGGACGGCGTTTAACCGGGGCGGCTACCACACGCGGGAAATGCGGCGCTTGTCCCGCGGGGGCGCGTGCTGGACATCTACCGGCAGGCAGATTTGTCCCGCGTGCGCACGGCGATTAACCACCTGCAATCGGTGCGCTGGCAAATCAACGGCGACATGCTCGACACCGTACGGCGCATCGCCGCCCGCACCGAGACCGAGGAAGTCATCCAGCACGCCGACACCGCCCCGCCTGCCAAGCCGGACTGGCTCACCGGTGAGGTGAAAAAGGAAGCCATGACCGAGGCACAGCAAGCGGCCTTTACCGAGTGGAAGCAGGCCATGCGCGACTGGCACAACCGCACGAGGAGCCGCCGCACCAAGTTCCAGCGCTTCCATTACGCCACCGTGGTTGCCGAGCGCTTCCGCCAGTACCCGGTTATCTGGTTCCTGTACCAAGCGGATTTTCGCGGGCGGCTCTACGCCGTCACCACGGGGGTCAACCCGCAGGGCAGCGACATGCAAAAGGCGCTGCTGCGCTTTGCCGACGGCAAGCCCTTGGACACCCAAGCGGCGCAGGACTGGTTCATGGTGGACGGGGCGAATCGTTTTGGGGTGGACAAGCTATCGTTTGCCGAGCGCATTCAGTGGGTGCGGGATAACCACCCGCACATCCTAGACATGGCCGACGATCCCGTAAGCCATGATGGCTGGCGCGAGGCCGACAAGCCCTTGCAATTCTTGGCGTGGGTCAAAGAGTACGCCGCGTGGCAGCGCAACCCGGATACCTTCGTCTCGCACCTGCCGGTAGGCATGGACGGCTCCTGCAACGGCTTGCAGCACTTCTCGGCCATGTTGAGGGACGACGTGGGCGGCAAGGCGGTCAACCTTGTGCCGTCCCCCAAGCCCTGCGACATCTACCAGCAAGTGGCCGACAACGTGCAGACCCGGCTGGCTGAACTGAATCTGGCAGACCTTGACGAGACGCAAGCCGCGCTGGCAGCCAAGTGGCGAGCGCACGGGGTGAGCCGGAAGCTGGTCAAGCGTTCCGTCATGACGCTGCCCTACGGGGCGACGCGCTTTTCCTGCGCCCAGTTCATCGTGGACGACTATCTGGCAAAGGGCCACGCCCCCGAGTTCGAGGCGGGTGAGCGCATGAAAGCGGCGCACTTTCTCTCGCACCACGTCTGGGCGGCGATAGCAGAAGTCGTTGTTGCCGCGCCAAAGGCGATGGCGTGGCTGCGCCAGTGCGCGGGCAAGCTTATTGCGGCGGGCGAGGACTGCATCCGCTGGACGGCCCCCAGTGGCTTTCCCGTGGTGCAGACGTACTTCGAGGCCGACACCTTGCGCGTGAACAGCATGCTCATGGGCGGCATGCAAATCAAGGTGGCCCAAGCCAACGACACCCCGCACCGCCGCCGCCACCAGAACGGCATTGCGCCCAACTTCGTGCACAGCATGGACGCCGCGCACCTGACGCTGGCCGTTCTTGCTGCCCGCAAGGCAGGTATCAACTCGCTGGCGATGATTCACGACGACTACGGCACCCACGCGGCAGACGCACCCACGCTGGCAGCCATCATCCGCGAGACCTTCGTGCAGATGTACGCGCACCACGACCCGCTGACGTGGTTTGCCGACCACTACCAAGCCCTGCCGCCCCCGCCGCCCGCAGGCAAACTGGACATCCGGCAGGTGCTGGAATCGCCGTACTTTTTTGCGTAGTTCGTATATCGCTGCACGGGAAGACATATTTACAAGGAGCCCCATGAACGAACAAACCCTTGTCCGTCTCGACCCAACGCAGTACCAGCAACTGGAACGCCACCTTCCCCCGCCGTCTGTGACCAACAGCACCAGCGACCTGATGGCGGGCTACCAGCTTGGCGTGCAAGCTGTGCTGAAACTGTTACGTGAAGGTTACACCGTTGGCTGACCCGGGTGTCCCTCCTCCTTCCCCCTCTGTCATTCAAAAGGAACCCGTATGGGATGGCTCAAAAAAGTAACCAAGTCTGTTGGCAAGATATTTGGCGGTAGCGACGGTGCGGCCAAAGCCGCCAAGGCACAGGCCCGCGCCATTGCGGCGGCATCGGCTGCGCAGGTTGCGCAACTGAACCAGCAGGCGCAAGGCGCAGCACAGGCGCAGCAGGCAGCCATCAACCAGTCCACCCTTGCCGCGCAGCTACGCGACCAAGAGCAGGCCAACGCACAAGCCCCTGCAACCAAAATAGAAAGCACCGCACAGAGCAACCCCGACCCGCGCCGCAAGTACCGCCCCGGCGGCAGCGGCAGTTTGGGCGGGATGGGCGGCGGCAACGGTGGGCTTGGCATCCGGCTCACCTAAAGGAACCCGATGAACGTCAAACGCGCATGGGCGCAACTGGACAACGAGCGGCGCAGCCTGATTACCCGCTGCGAAAAATACGCCGCGTACACCCTGCCGGTACTCTGCCCGCCCGAGGGCTACAACGAAAAGCAGGATGAGTTGCAAACCGACTACCAATCGGTGGGCGCGCAAGGGCTGAACAACCTGACCAACAAGCTGATGCTGGCGCTCTTTGCGCCGTCGCGCCCGTTCTTCCGGCTGGACATCCCCGACACCGTGCAGCAACAGTTGCAGGCCGCGACCGGCTTTGACCCGGCGCAATTCCAGTCGGCCATGGCGGTAGGCGAGAAGAACGCCATCCGCTGCTTGGACCAGAAAGCCGCCCGGCCTGAGTTGTATCTGGCCTTGAAGCACATGATCGTCACCGGCAACTGCCTGATGGTCTTGAAGGACAGCATCCGCGCCATTGGCATCAAACGGTTTGTGGTCAAGCGCAGCCAGTCCGGCGGGGTAGTTCGGTTGATTGTCAAGGAAGACGTGCTGTTCGATGAACTCTCGGAGGCCGCGCAGGCACAGTTGCTGGCCCGTTCCAGCAAGTACGCCACGCACCGCTTAAACCAAGACAGCAAAGCGCCGTCGGTGGAACACTACGTGGACATCCGCTTTGTGGACGGCCACTACATCGAGACCCAACACGTCGATGAATACCGGCTGGAAGGCCGCGAGTTCGAGGGCAAGTACGACGAGAACACGCTGCCCTACCGGGCGTTGACGTGGGAGTTGCACGACGATAACGACTACGGCACCGGGCTGGTGGAGCAGGCGGCGGGTGACTTTGCCGCGCTCTCTGCCTTGTCGCAGGCCGAAGTCGAAGCGGCGATTCTTGCCAGCCAATTCCGCTGGCTGGTCAACCCGTCCGGTATGACCAAGCCGGAAGATTTGGAATCCAGCAACAACGGCGCGGCCTTGCCCGGCGTCGAAGGCGACATTGTGCCGCTGGTGACAGGCACCGCTGCCAGCCTGCAACATATAGGTAGCGCCAACGCCAAATACACCCAGAGGCTGGCAAACCTCTTTCTGTTGGGGTCAGCGGTGGTGCGCGACGCCGAGCGCGTCACGGCAGAAGAAATCCGCATGCAGGCCAACGAGCTAGAAACGTCCTTGGGCGGCGTGTACTCGCGCCTTGCCGTGGACTTGCAACTGCCGATTGCGTACTGGCTCTTGAAGCAAATCAAGGTAGACCTCAAGGGAACAAAGCTACAACCTACCATCATTACCGGCTTGGATGCGTTGAGCCGCAACGGCGACCTGGACAACCTCAAACTGTGCCTGACCGACTTGGCAGCCATCGGCGCGATGCCGCCGCAAGTCATGGCCGTGCTCAAGCTGGATGCCGTGGCGCATGCGATGTTTACCGGGCGCGGGGTAGACCCGACGCTCTACATCAAGTCGCCGGAAGAGCAGGCCCAAGACCTTGAGAACGAACAGGCCGCACAACTGGCCCAACAAGTGGCCCGCCCCGTGGCGTCTGCGGTGGCAGGCAACGTAACCCGATAAGGAAACGCATGACCGACATTACCGAGAACACCCCGACTGCTGGCGCTGAACCGGCTGACGCCCCGGCAGCGGTCTCTACCTTGGCTACCCAGATTCCCGATACGCCGGTTGCCCCGGAGCCGCCCGCAGAACCCGCGTCGCCTGCTGCGCCTGCTGAGGCCGCAGACGCGGCCCCGGCCACCTTTGGCGAGGCGATCGAGTACCAGCCGACCGGCGACGCCAATCTAGATTTGGCGCTGGCCTTCATCGGCAAGCACGGCCTAGGCCCGGAACACCCGGCCATCGCGGCAGCGGGTAACGGGGACTTCGGCCAACTCAAGGCGCTGCTGGCCGAGAAGGCCGTCCCCGGCTGGGAGGCGTATGTGGCGCTGGCCGAGAAAGGCTACCAAGACCAGCTTGCCCGCGAGGCGCAGAAAGTGGCCGAGGTGCAGCAGATTGTGGCGCAGGCCGCAGGTGATGAGGCCACATGGAATGAGACCTTGGCATGGGCCAGCAGCAACGCCGAGCCGCACGAGAAAGAAGCGGTGAATGCGGCGCTGGAACAAGGCGGCGTGGTGGCCGAGGCCATGGCGGCGTTTCTGGTCAACCAGTACCGCAGTGCCACCGGCACCACGTATGCCCCCACCGCGTCTGCGGTGGCACCCGACGCGCCGCGTGCTGCGGCCAGTCGGGGCGACGCCCTCTCGTCTGCCGAGTACGGTCGCGCCGTCATGGCCCTGCGGACCAGCAAAGGCGCGGCCTTCGAGCAAACCGCCGAATACCGCCAGCTACAAGCCCGTCGGGCCGCTTGGCGGGGGTAGCGTAATCAGGTGCGGGCAGGGGCAGCCGGGGCAGTCGGCCAGAAATCATCGTCCATCGCCTGCTCAAAGGTCCACGGGCAAGACGCGGGGAAGGTGGCGGCGGGCATGCTGGTTTCTTTGACCGCGCCCGTCACGGCATAGCGGTACGCCTTACTGTACGTTTCTGGCAGCGTCCCTTGCAAGCTGGGGTTTTCTGCCAGATGGTCAGCAATCCTGTCCCGTTGTTCCTTGATGGTTGCTTCCCAACTAGTGCCTCTGCGCTCCGGCTGGAACCGCCATTTAAGCAGGTGCATCAACAGCAATTCGATGCGGCTTTCCAGTTCGCGTTTTTCGCTGCGCCCCATGCTTTCGACTTCCTCAATCAGGTTGTTCATATCCAGCCTGCCTAGCTGCCCTGAGCGCAGGGCAGCCACCTGCTGCTGTATCCAGCCGTAGAAATCGGTCTCGTAGAGTGTCGCAGTTGCGGTGCTCATGGCGGGGCCTCCCAACAATTACCCGTTAGTCAGCATTATAGGGCGGGGTCGCCCGCATCACGCCGCTGCACTACAAGACACACCCTCACTACAAAGGAACCTCATGGCAATCAGCATTACCAACATCACCCGTCCCGGTGCGAATTTACAGGTCGGCCAGAACCAGCAGCTCTGCCCCTGCCGCCACTAACCCGATGGCGCTGCACATTGAGGAATACACCGGCATCGTCGAAGGTACGATTGCCCGCAAGTCCGTCATGCGCGACTACATCGCGGTGCGCCCGGTGCGCGGCACCAGCACGATTTCGGGCTTCCAGTTCGGCGAATCGTCGCTGCAAAAGCTGGTACCGGGTACCGACATGGACGCCACGGTCAACCAAGCCGCCAAAACCAAGCTCACGGTAGACAGGGTGATACTGGCGCGGGCCTTTACGCCGATGCTCGACGACTTCCAGAACAGCTACGATGCCCGCGCCCAGATTGGCCGCGAGCACGGCAAGAAGATTGCCAAGTTCTACGACCAGGCTTTCCTGATACAGGCCATCAAGGCGGCGCAAATCTCCAACATGGCGACCTACCCGGCGGGCTGGCAGCCCGGCACGGTCAAGACCTTTTCGAGCGCCGGGCTGGAAAACGACCCGGCGGCGCTGGAAGATTACTTGGGCCAACTCTTCACCGAGATGGAAGAAAAGGACGTAGACCCGATTACGGACGACCTGATTATCGTGGTCAAGCCCAAGGCGTACTACACCCTGCTCAAGAACGACCGTCTGGTCAACCGCGAGTACATCACGTCGGACGGCACCAAAATCGAAACGCACCATCTGGCCGCGTACGGCGTTCCTTTGCGCATCAGCAACAACCTGCCAACGGCGGCTGTCACGAACCACTTCCTGTCCAACGCGGGCAACAGCAACGCCTACGACGGGGATTTCAGCAAGACCGTGGCGGCGGTGTTCTCGCCGCGAGCACTCCTTGCAGGCGAGACCATTCCGCTGACGACCGACGTGTTCTGGGATGCGCGCCTGAAAGGCTACTTCATCGACGCCTACCTGTCCTTTGGCGTGACGCCCAACAACCCGGCGTTTGCCGGGCTGCTCAAAGCCGCCTGACGTAGCACTTCCCACTAAGCCTGCCACTGGAAACGGTGTGCGGGCTTTTTTGCTTTCAAAGGAATCCCCATGCGCCTGACTGAATTGGACGTGGTGAACCAGTGCTTGGCATCAATGGGCGAGACGCCGGTCAACGCGGTGGACGCCGACCACCCTTATATGGCGGCGGCGCTGGCAACCCTGAACACCGCCAGCACGCAGGAGCAGGCCCGTGGCTGGTGGTTCAACACCGACTTGGTGGCCTTGCGCCCGGATGCCGTCACGCACTTTATCTACGTACCGGATGACGCCATCGGCGTCAACCCGAACGACACCGGCAGCGCCTACGTGCTGCGCGGCAGGCGGCTCTACGACCGCTACCAGTCCACTTACGAATTTGCCGCCCCCGCGCAGGTAGAACTGGTACGCGAGCTTGGGCTTCTTGAGCTACCGATGCTGGCAGGCCACCTTGTCGCGGCCCGTTGCGTGCTGGACTTTCAAAGCGCGTTCGACGGCGATGCTGACAAATACAACAAGCTGGCAACCGTCTACCAGCAAGTCTTTACCACCTTGCGCGCCGAGCACATCCGCCAGAGCAAGGCCAACATGTTCAACAACCCCGCCGTGCAACTGCAAATGCGCGGTATCCGCCCGCAGACCCGCTGGCGGCACCGTGGCTGGTAAGGAGGCGGTATGAGTAAACATCATGAGTAAAGTCAGCGGCAGCTACGCCAGTATCACCCGTGGCGTGTCTGAACAAGTACTGGCCGACCGGCTGCCCGGCCAGAGTACCGAGATGGTCAACATGGTCGATAGCCCCGGGCGGGGCAAATCGCGCCGCCACGGTAGCATCACGATGGACGAGCAGCCCATCCCCGGCTTGGCTGGCCTCTCGCCCGCCCAAGCGCAATACGCCAGAAATTACCGCGAGCACCGTTTCAACCACGCTGGCACCGAGTACAGCATCATCTACATGGCGGGCGAGCGGGCCAGCACCGACACGCTGCCCTTTTGCTTTGTGCTGAACAAGGCCACGGGCAAGTTTATGCACGTCGTGATGGGCGACGCGGCAACGCTGGCTCCGTGGACGCACGGCGGCATCAGCGCCATTACCACAGTGGGGCGATTTGTGCTGCTGGCCTCTGCCGGCTTGGGGCCGGGGTACACGGAAGACGACCGCTTCGCGGCTACCCAGCAATACGCCGTGGCCGAGGTCAAAGCCGGGGCCTACAGCCGCACCTACACCTTGAAGGTGGAACGCATGGACACCGGCGCAGTGGTAGAAGCGTCGTACACCACGATGGCGTCGAGCTACCCGGAACTGCTGGACACCTCCGACATCGTGCTGACGGGCAACAACAATTATCAGAAAGAAGTCAACGACCGGGTGAACGACTACAACTCCAAGGTCAACAAATGGATAGGTGACGCGGCAGCCAGCATCGCACCGCAACATATCGCCCAGCAACTGATAGACGCACTGGCAGCCCAAGGCTTCACCGACGCGGCCCGCGTGGGCGGCACGATTACGCTCACCAACACCCGTGCCGTGTCGGCCAGCGACGGCGGCGACGGCACCATGTTTCGCGGCGTGGCGCAGGAAATCGACGACGCGGCCAAACTGTCGGCCATCCACAAGCCGGGCAAGGTGGTGCGCATCGCGCCCAAGAACGCCAGCGAACCGTACTACATGGTGGCGCACGCCGACACCGGGGCCAGCAGCGACTTTCAAACCGTCACATGGAAGGAAGGCGCGGCACAAGTCATTACCCCGGGGCAGGTCTTTGCGCTAGGCGCAATCAATGACGAAGACGAGGCGTTTTATCTGACGGGTTCCCCACTGGAAATGGCGGCGGCCTTGGGCGAAGAAGTCCCCGAATACAGCGCCAGCGTGTGCGGCGACAAAGACGCCATCGGTGCCGTGCCGTACTTCTTTGGCCGCAGGATTACCCACCTGACCGTCTTCATGGACCGGCTGGTGATTGTCGCCAACGGCACGATCTGCATGAGCCGCACGGGCGACTACTTCAACTGGTTTCGCGCCTCCAAACTGACGGTGAAGGACGACGACCCCATCGAGATGTACGCGCTCGGGGCCGAAGACGACGTGATACACCATAGCGTGGCCTTTGCCCGCGACCTGTTCCTGTTCGGCCAACGCAAGCAATACACGGTCTCGGGTCGAAGCGCCTTGTCGCCCGCCACGGCCAGCATATCGGTAGCGGCCAACGAGGCCGACACCGCGCCTGCCGCGCCGGTGGTGGTGGGCAACCTGCTCTTTTACGGCAAGTTCGACGCCGCCGCCAACCAGTCCGGCCCCTCTCCCTACCGGGGCAGCGTGCACCAATTCCAGTTGGGCCTGTTTCAGGACACGCCCGAGACGCACGGGGTGTCGCAGCAACTGCCCCGTTACCTGCGCGGCAAGCCCGTGGAGATGGCGGCGCTGTCCGCGCCCAACACGCTACTGGTGCGCACCGACGGGTTCGATACCGGCCTGTACGTCTACAGCTTTATAGACCAGCCCGGCACGCAGCAGCGGGCGTGGGATTCGTGGTCCAGATGGCAATGGCACGAGCGCATCGGGCGCATCATTGGCCTCACCACCTACGAAGCCACCATTTACGTCACCCTGCTGCGCCAAGGGGTCTCCGGCGTGTGGGTCGCGTGCGAGCAGTTCGTCATGGACGGCGGCACCAGCGTGACCCCGTATCTGGACATGCAGCGTCCTGTATCGCAATACCGCGCCAACACCGGCGTGCTGCGCCATGATAGCGACGCCAGCGTCACCGGGGCTTGCGTGGCGCTAGCCGATACCGTCCCCCGCGCTTGGCTGGGCCAGCCGGACATTACCGCTACCGCCGTCGATACCTTGTGGGCGCAGTGGAACGGCGTAGAACAGGCAGCCGCCGTCATCGGCCTGCCGTTTGAATCCAGCGTCACCTTCACCCCACCCTTTGTGCGCGACCGCGAAGATAAAGCCATTACTGCCGGGCGATTGATTGTGACGCGCTATCTGCTGTCGGTGGCCGACACCGGCGCACTGGACGGCTACCTCCACAGCGGCAATGCCGTCCATCAGGTACTGGCCTTCAATGGCCGCAAGGTCGGCCAGTCGAACAACCAAGTGGGCTTCCAGCCCGTCACCACGGCCACCTTGGGTATGACGGCAGGCCGCGCCAACGTCGAACACGCCAGCGAAATTCGCGCCCGCCACTGGTTGCCCCTGACCATCACCGCGCTGGAATGGACGGGACAGCATTTTCTTAATACACGGAGGGTTTGACCATGGCATGGCCCATGCTGATTGCCGCCGGGGTATCGCTCGCCAGTTCGATGCTCCAAGGCCAACAACAACAGAGCGCGGCCAAGGCGCAGCGCAAACTCGATAAGGCCAACACGGCTGCCGCCAACGCGGTACGCGGGGCTGGGAACAAGCTCGCTGCCGCGCAATCGAGCCTGTCCAATCTCATGCGCAGCCTTGGCAATCAAGGCAAGCTGCGGGCAGGCGGCGAGGCGGTCAATGCGCTCAACACCAATCTGGTACGCCTGCTCGACCATGCGACCACCGGCAGCCTGAACCAACAAATCGCCGCTGCCGAGCAGCTAGGGGCGCTGCGCGCCGCCACCGCCGCCAACGGCACAGGCGGCACCGCTGCGGCCATGCTGCACCAGACCATGCAGCTTGCACACGCCCGCGCTACCACCACGCAAGGCCAGCACCAGCAGTACCAGACGCACGACATGCTGATGCAGCGCGCCGGGTTGCAAAGCAATATGGCGCTATCGGTAGATGTCGGCCAGAGCTTTGCCGACATAGACCACGGCATCCAGCTTGCGCCTTACCGCGCCATGCCCGATAACGGGTTCATGAGTTGGCTCTCGGGCGGTGGCGGGCAGATGATGATGCAGGGCATCGGCGGCATGTTTGGGGGTGCGGGCGGGACGGGCGCAGGGCTGTTTAGCGCCGCGTCTGCCGCACCTGCCGCCAAGACCTTCCCCATCCAGTCCGGCAACTCCCACGGCTATCTCTTGAGTTAGGAAACCCATGGCAACTTCATTTGCACTGGCAGACAGTCCTGCCGTCTTACAACAACCCACCCCCGGCCCGGCAGGACCCGCGCTCACGCTCGATGGCCGCGTTACCCGAGTTACGCAAAGACAGCCCGGAGGCCGTACGCAAATATCTGGTGGAGCAAGCCGCCCGCATCGGCACCACGGGCGATGCGCTCACCGACGGCATCGTCCAGCAAAAGCTGGCCGAACAGTGGGGGCCGATGCTCTCCACCCACTTAAAGCAGCACGTCGCGTGGCTGCAAGAAGACACCGGCAACAAATTCGTCGAACTGCAAGCGGCCAACGGCAAGCTCCTGCAAGAAACTTTGGCCCAGCAAGAAGGGTACGACGACATCCGCCGCCAGCAAGAGACCGACAAATTCGTCGCGGGCTTGGCGCGCCCGCCCGGCATGAGTGAACCTGCGTACGGCCAGTACTTGACGGCGGCAGCCAAAGTGCAGCTACACAACGGCCAGTTCGCCGCCTACGAGGCGATGAAAGCCGACGAGGCCGTCTGGCAGGCCATCCCTTCAGAGGCGCGGCAGGCGCTGATTGACAGCGAAGCCTTGTGGGCGCAGCGCGCCTTGCGCGACGCCCCGGCGTTAACGGCGATTACCACCGACGAGGCGCACTTCAAACTGGCCGTCTCGCAAGGGCGGTTCGATAGCGAGACGCAGGTGCACGCAACCATTGACCAATTCAACGCCAACTTCAAGGAGCAGTCCGGCTCTGCCACGGACATGATTAACAACACCGAGCGGGCGGCGCTGGTGGCGCAGTACCACCGCGCCCGCGAGGCGCAGGCCAGTAGTTGGGCGCAAGCCCAAGCAGGCAAGCTCAATGACTACAACCAGCAGGCAGCCACCTTGGCAGCGATTAATAGCGGCGACCCGTCGCGACTGCCGCCGGGCATCTCTGAGGAAAACGCCCGGCTGGCCGTGGAAGCGTTCTGGCGCGATGCGCTAGCCAGCCCGGAGGCAGGCACGTTGGACAATGCCTTAGCCAAACTGGCGCTGGTGTCTTGGGAGGGCAAGCTGCGGGTGCCGTCGTTGCAGGCGCAGTTGCGCCAAGACGCCACGGCGCTCTTTGCCGTGGGCGGGGCCATCACCGAGCGCCAGCGTGCGTCGCTCACCCTGATGCAAAAGCTCGCCACCACCCCCACGGGGCCAGCGGCGCTCTCTGCCTACATCGGCCCGGAGGCGGCGCTCAAGGTGCAGGCGTTTCTGGGGTCTGGTGTAGACCTTGATGACGAAAAATCTTTGGTGGAATTCCGCAAGCTCTTTAAAGACGGCGCAGGCGCGCACACCACGCAGGACGACATCGAGAGCGCCCGGCGCTACATCGAGGCGCAAGACCAAGGCTGGTTTACCCGTAACCTGAACCCCTTTAGCGACACCGGCGCACTGAACGAGTACGAACTGACCGCGCCCACCCTGCGGCGGCTGGCGCAAGACTTGGCCCCGCTGGTTGCCCGGGCCAAGCGCACCTGGCCGGGGCTGGATGACGACGCTGCCGCGCAGTACGCCTTTAACCTGACGACAGGCAATCCCGAGACGACCGACTTTGTGGACGGCACGCTGGTGCCGCGCAACCCGCACGCCCGTGGCGTGCAGTCGCTGTACGCCGGGGTGCGGCAGGTAGCAGGTGTCCCCATCAGCCAAGCCGACGAGACCTATCAGGCGGCAGTCCGGGGGACGCTGCGCGGCACCTTGCGTGAGCACGTCGCTGCGCAAGTCCGCAAGCTCAACGACGACGGACTGCCGGACGCGGGCCGCGAGCACGAGGCGGACTTGAGCCGCTACCGCGACGAGGACTACGAGGCCATCGGCGGCGAACAATTGGCAGGCGGGCGCTTGATGGTGACGTACCACCACAAGGAAACCCGCCGCCCGGTCGCCGTCATCATCGAACCGCAGCAGGTGTGGGAGCAATACAAACAGCACTTGGTGCGTAAAACAGAACGGTACGAAGACTTAAAGCCGCGCCTGATCGAGTTGCCGGGCGGAGCCGCCCTAGTGTATCGCAAGGACGCTCAAGACCGACCACAGGTAGGAGAGTAAATGGAACTGGACGAAGTAGATATGGACGGCGTCTACGCCGCCACACAAAAGCTGCCCGCGTTTACCCGCCAGCAGGTGCGCAGTGCCGCATGGCAGGCCAGCGACGAGCGTCCGCCCACCGGCGTGTCCGACATGGCGCAGGTCAACCGCGTCTGGGACGCCACCGGGGCGGTGGAGCAAGCCGCCGTTGAGCAGGGAGCCGCCGAGACGGCGCGGGCCACGCGATGGGCCGGAGCAGGCGAGGTGTGGTGGGATGCGGTCAAGCACAACGTCACGGGTCGTCTGTATGACATGACGCAGCGCGGCGACGTAGACCCGGACTTTGAAATCACCGAGGCGCACGTCCATCAGATGGGTGAGGCGGGCTTGCTGACCAACAAAGCGCTAACGGAGTTTGTACGCGGTGCGAAAAATCAGGACGACTTCGACCGACGTTATGGGATAGCCCTTGAACGCCAAGACCTCTTTGAACGCATGGCGAACACGCAGGGCGCGCAAGTTTTCGGCAATGGCCTGATGGGATTTCTGGGCGGCATGTCCGACCCGGTAGCCATCGGCGCGTCGGTGCTCACCGGCGGTGCCGTGGCAGCCGCACGGGCGGCGGGCGCAGCACGGGCTGCCGCACGCGAAGACATGGCAGCCGAGGCGCTGATT